CCCTAGCCTCTCGCTCTGTTAAACCGGAATTAATTCCGGCAACAACAGCAATTGACCAGAATACGACACTTTCAATGGGAAAGCAAAGAGCTGAACCCATAGGTGCGTACTTAGCGTGACGCTCAAACAACGTCCCGTCTGGCAATTTGGTCGAATGTGACCTCAAAGCATGCAGGTACTTCAACGCCCAATCTGGGAAGAGAAGATCCACTAACTTTAAGGACACCCGGTCAGATGCATCTTTCAGATCAACAGTGGCGAACTCTCCACTCAGACTCGATGTCCGAGCGAGAGAGCCATTTACGGTCTGCTCGATGAAATTTATCCGACCATGCGTAAGGGAGTGGTACAGAACCATAAGGTTCCGTGCAACCCCTTGTTGGAGAAACATTAGTTCTTTAGGTTCACACGAAATCGTGCGAGGACCGCGAGAATCCTTGGGAACGAAAATCAGTTTTGACACTGCTTCTCGCACCTCGGACCTTTTCACAAAGGCTAGTATTTCACCACACATATCGCTGGATATACGACCACGAGAGCGGAACCCGAAGTAATAATCATACCTCGGGTACACGCGGTGAAGAGTAGGGATGTAATGGGCAGAAGCCCATTTTCCCTCCGAATCCTCTCCACCGGCGACCGCCCCAGGCCCGTGACGAGGGACTATCTGCGTAAAGCAGCTCTCATCACAGTTCACCGATGCTAGAATTTCTCTAACATCAGTAAGATCCTTATCATAATAGTCAGGGAAGCAGAATTCTGCTAGCTCTAACTCATTTGATTTCCAAGCTTCAAGGGCAACATCAAGTTGCTCCGGAGTGAATGGAACTTCTAACTTGTAATAAAGGTAGAAGAGGGATCTATAGGCTCGAATCACTCGAGCTTTATCTGGGTCGGTGACGCTTGGAGACACTAACACGAGCATGAATAGTCGTGAGAACAACGGGCAAGTAATCGTGAGATCACTCGATTTTACGTCGCAATACGGTTTGAAGCCGCAAGGCGGATCCCCGAAGTTCGAGGTTGCTATCCCATTGTCATACCACTTCCCTAGTCGGGGGAGGGTGACAGTGAGAAAAGGCAACCCCTCGTGTCCCAACCTTGACTGGACATATGATAAGTCACGAGATAACTCGCGACTGACATTTATCCCGTCAAGGAGAGCAGAGGAGCTCTGAATCATGGTGGCTATGTCGTCGAGTAGATTTCGGATAACACCGAGGTATACCTCGACACGGCTATTATGGTTCCCCATTTGGGTAAAACCTCCGCATGGCAAGACCACACACTGATCTCTTCACTTCATTGTGAAGTTATCAAAGCGACGAAGCTAGGCTTCGTCCCTCAAGAGTTTCGAAACGTTAGCTTCAGTTAAGAAGTTAACGAGGAAAGCTCTCAGATGAAAGAGTTCG